TTAAAATTTGTTAGATCCAAGTATACAGGATTTTAAAATGAACGGCATAATTGGAGTAAATCCTAACTTCAAAAACTGCGCTAGAGCGCACGTAGTAGATAACTTCTATGCAGATCCTTACGCAGTTAGGGAATACGCACTCAGCCAAGAGTTCCATGATGATGACGGATACGTGGGCCGCCGCACTAGAACACAACACGATATTCCTGGTATAAAAGAAGCATTTGAGATTATATTAAACAAAAAAATAACAGCATGGTGCGAAACATATGGCATGAATGCTAGATTCCAATGGAATTTTTGTGAGGAAAGATTAGTATACCACTGTGATTCTCAAATGTGGGCTGGTATGATTTATTTAACTCCTGGTGCTCCAGTGCAATGTGGGACCAGCACTTGGCAGCACAGAGAAACCAAGATACATTACAGTAATGATATTAATTGGGGGGCTGGCGAAGGTAATAAAGTTTTTAATCAAAAAACTTTCTGCGACAGAACCCCGTATGATGAAGTTGATAGATTTGGTAATGTGTTTAATAGGCTTGTTTTATTTGATGGGCATTTAATACATAGCGCAAGCCAATATTTTGGAAGCGATAAATATGATTCTAGGCTATGGCATATGTTCTTTTTTGATGTTGAGAAATAAATGAGTAATATTATTAGGGAGGGAACTAACGATCTCCATGACAAGTTAGAAGCACTTCCCTTTAATCAAAAAATGTTTCAAGGCAAACTCACTTCTGAAGAAAGATTTATGTACCTAAATGTACATAGAGAAATATTTTCTGTGCTAGATAATTATGTACCACAACAATTACGTAGAGTTAGTAACATAGAGCAAGACTTAAACACATTCACTCCTATGCGGTTACCAGACATTTGTCCTAGCTCGGTGTATGAATATGCTGGATATTTAGAGTTTGCAGACTACATGCCTACTAAAATTAACATAAACGCACACATATATTTAAACTACATGGGAGTTATGTTTGGCGGGCAAATTATGGCAAAACAATATCCTTTGAGCAGTCGTATATACCAGTTCGAAGACTTGTTAGAAGGGCGAGCTTACATACGTGAGAAAGTGTGTGTAGATACCAACGACTTTATTGGCGAAGTCAGAGAAGGTTTTAACTGGCACATAGAAATAGCAACTGCGCTAGGTAAACTTTTTAAAATTACGGATTTTTAAATGTGGAATGAGTTTATAGAATTATCTGAAATAGCCAAGCAAACAATGAAACTTAATTGTGGTGAGCCAGTCACAACTGTACACGGTCCACATACTGATATCCGTTATAAAAGCAACAAAACAGATTTAGCTAATATTTCCATCATTGATATGAGGGAAGAGAAGAAAATGTGGATGATGCATATTGCATGTTTCTCCAAGCTATCCTTTCCTATGCCAGTCTATGGATTTGATGTTATATGCGGTAAGAATAAAGTAACTGGGTGTTTTCATGATATGTCGCCCACACTAGAGAAATCAAATGCAGAAGCAAGATTTGAGGAAATAGTAAAACCTTTTGTTCCTAAAAGAGAACGTGAACTACCTCCTTGGGCAAAAGAAATATTTTCTCCCTACATGGTTATTGCCGGTGCAACCAGTGACGAACAAGAAATTAAAAATCTCAGCAAAATGGGTAAAGAAAATTTATTAATTTGGTTTGATGAATTAGAAAATCGCACACCCAGTACAAAAACTTCTGATTACTTAAAGTCACTTTCTAAGTATTGTACAAATCAGTTAGCAAACACAAACTCAAAAAACGTGATGATATCACTAGGATTAGAAGAAGACTATGTCAACAAATTTAAAAAACAGCAGTTCCCGTATTAAAAAAGTCCTGTGGTATACTACAGGCATGATTAGTTTAGGCCTAGCATATATAGGTTTTGTTACACCAGGCATTCCGTTTAGTATTTTTTTAGTGTTTAGTGCTTATTGCTTTAGCAAGAGTAGCGAAAGAATGCACACATGGATTTATAACCATAAACACTTTGGACCGTTTTTAACCAATTGGGTTGAGAAACGTATATTCCCACAGCGTATGAAATATGCAATGGTTCTCGTCATGAGCAGCAGTTTAGCATTTCTGTGGTTTACTACCAATAATATTGCTGCGACTGTGTGGAGCGGAGGATTTATGACTCTAGTAGCTATCTGGGCGTGGCGATATCCCGGCAGCTTAGAAGAGTTTGATAAAAGAGTTGCGCAAGGAAAGCGAACTGCTTGGTTGAAATAAGCTAAGGTTCAAAATCTTTTAACAAATTAGGAATTTCTTCGTTTTCGATTAACTTTATAATTGTTTCTGTGACTTGTATTTCCTGTTTAACAATAGACATTTTAAAAAATAATCGCTGTAGTTCTTCTTCGTAAAAACTTAATTCCTTTTGTTTTTCTAGTTTTTCTTCTAGCAGTTCGGATATTCTTATTATTTTACGTTCTTCCATATTAATATTTATGCTATTCGTCTGGTTCCCAGCTCTGCAACTCTCTGAAGAACTTGTAGTAAGCCCTACCATCTTTAATTGTTTGACGAGCATGGAATAACTCCAGAGGAATATTTTTAGGATCGGCTTTCATCATAGGCCAATAGTAACGCTTTATTATGCGTTCCAATCTTCTAACATCATGCTCTATTGCTTCTAACAGTTTATTGTTGAACTCTAAATCAGTAATAAGACCTGCAAGCCAGACATGCCTTTCGTTTAACGGATTATAACGATCAACTAACTCTTTGCAATCATAATATAATGCACGAACAGGGTTAACATCAGGACGGTATCTGCTTATTACTGTGGGAAAGAAAAAATCTATGCTTCTGGTTCTAGAATTTCTTGCAAGCGCAACGTATTCTTTGCGTAAACTTTTTTTCAAACTGTCTAAGTTTTGTCCTACTTTTTTAGAATAGTCAGCAATAAGTTTTTTTGCTAGCGTTTGATGTTTAGGACTAAACGTACTTATGCAGCTTTCAATGTCTTCTATAGACCAAACTCCGTCCAACAGATCATGCGGAATTGTTTTTGTTCTTTTAAAATTATTTAACTCGCTTTGTATGCGTATACAAACAAAATCTACAATGTCATTATCCATATAATCTCCTAAGTATGAATTTTAAGTATAGTGTAAAGTTTGTCTGTACCTCCGTTTCGTGTTAAGGTTGATCGTGCACCTTGGTGCAGCGGTTGCGGCCATTTGCCTATGTCTACCCAGGCATAACCTGCGCTCTCACTATTTAGTATGGGATGAAATTCATTATCTACTACAGCTACAAAACTGTAATAATAAAAGTTTTGGTCTTTGCTCTGGAATACATCTATGGGATTGAGCTTTTCTATTTCGGGAACCATTCCAATTTCTTCGAATAGTTCGCGTTTAATTGCTTCGTAAGGTGTTTCGCCTACTTCTAGTGTGCCACCAAAAAATCCCCATGTGTGACGCTGACGTTTATCTGCTTCTCTAAGCTGTAATAAACATCTACCTGTGTCTTTTGCTAAAAACAATACGCCAGCGGCAGTAATCGTCAAAGTAACAGTCTCCAGTAGCCAGGATTATATGTACCCTGCCAACTACTTATCCACTGTGTACCGGTCCACTTAAATTGTTGGGCAGTAAATGTGTTTGTTATAAACTGAATTGTTGTGATCTCGGAAGCGTTGAATACCACAGCCCATTTGGTGCCGTCGTATTCTATAATGTCGTTTACATCAGCAGTTAAATTCCATTCTGCAAATGTTTCTGCTAACATACCTTCCACAAGCAAATAACGCTGACCAAGTACAGCAGTAGGCAGCGTATCTCCTGGTAAACTTTCTCTAGGATCTATAATTTTGTCCACTGCCAGTAAGGAATCACTGGGCAATGTTTCTGTATCTAAATTAAATATTAATGAGCTATCATTAAGTGGATTGGCAGTTACAGTACCAGTAACTAACTGGTCTTCCGCTTCTATTTCGTCACTTAGATTCAACTGCAACATACTGCTTTCTCGTAGCTCACCTTGCATTTCTATTAAATCTGAAAAAATAATTGAGTCGTTATTATAAGATAACAAGGTTGCTGTCCCCCCAGATACTTGCAAACTTAAATCGCCTGGAGTAACAATTAATTGACTTTGGCTGTCTATACCACTAAAGAAATCATAGTATGCACTATCAAATCCTAAATCTTCTACGCTACCTACATTTGCAATATCATTAACAATTTGTTGAATAATTGTTTGTCTTGCAATTTTAGCAGGTGGTGAAATCCATATAGGAACCTCAAATGATATTGTAGCAATATCTAGTTGTTCGTCAGTACCAGCAGGTAAACTGCGATTACTCCAAGTAATATCACCCATAGTAACTTCAAAAACATTAGTCCAATCTAGGGGATTATCATTGCTTTGTAATTGTATACTGGGATTAAACAGCACAAAGAACTGCTCCAATATTTGTAGTTTAGTATCAGTGTTAGTAGTCCAAACGTCGACATTTAAAGTGATATCATATGGTACAGGCATATATCTTTTAATAGTATACAAGTTACCTTGGGTGCTAGTATATGATCCAGCACTAGCATCCCACTCTCTTTCAGATACTTGCTGCGTGTCCTGCAAAAATGGATCCTGTGCACGATCTCTATCCATGCGTATAGCTGCAATTGATAAACTTATCTGCGGTGCACTTTGGACTGCGTTCTCTGAATTGTTACGCAGTATGTGTGCTACCATTCTACTTGCGTCTCCGTACTTACAAGGCACACGATTATAATGAACGCCGTCTTTGGTATTCTCTTTTACCTGAAAATTTGAAAACACACGAATTAATTGGACAAGATACCGTTTTATTTGAGCATCATACCAAAAATCCATGTTTTTACCAGCTACCATTTACACTTCTTCCTTTTCCATAAAACAATTTTCGGAACCTAGTTTAGCCCAATGTAGTTCACTTATTACTTTGTTGTACCAAAGCCTATCATATTGACTGTTACACTTGGCAGCCTCTTCTGTGAGCTGTTCCATACGCATATCAATATACGATAGATACTTTTCGATTGTTAAAGTTTTATTTCTTTTCATTACTTTTCAGTCTTTAAAAGAGTCCACGCACCATACGCTAATCCTGCCCATGCTGCTAATTTAACAATACCGCCAAACAATATTACTGCACCACAAATGCCAATTAATACGGCGCCATCAAGAGATGTTCTTTCGGTTAATAATTCTCTGATATATCCCATTGCGTTCTCCTTTTACACTATTTATACTTATTTTCTTCTAAAGTTCATGCTAATTACGACTCTGTAATCATCACTCAAGTTACGAGTAACGTAATGCAACATTGTGCTATCAAACATAGCGAACTGACCCGGTGTTGGTGATATGGTATGTTGGTCTACCGTATAAGGATTTGGTTTATATTGAAACACAAAGTCACCGCTATTCTCTGGTACGTGAACCCAAAACGCTGCACTCACGTGAGCACCGCCACTGTAATTGTGAGGAGATTCATGACTGTGTAAATTTGTTGCTTGGTTGTGACTGTGAACTACTGCCCACACCGCTGAGTTAGGATCGGATGTATCACCAACTTGCCAGCATAATTCTATATCTTCGTTGTACTCTTTCTTCCACACACTCTCTAGCGATTTAACAACACGCTGCACTTCACGAGTATAAGGAATACGGACATCTTCAGCACGGATATCATCAGAGTCATTGGCCATGAACTTTGCGTTAGCATAACAGTCCATGACCAACTCTCTCAAATAATTTAAATCTACTTCTAAGCGGCCAGTAACAAATTCACTCTTAAATAGTGTGACTTTATTGGCCACCGGTTACCACTTAAATGCTTTTTTCAGAGCCTTACCAGTATCTTTAGCTGCTTTGCTTGCACCTGATGCCACATCGTTTGCAACATTAGTGGTAGTGTTTACTACTGTGTCTGCTGCTTTTTCTGTTGCATCAGCGACATCATTAGCAACATCAACTGTGGTGTCTGCAACTGTATTAGCAACATCTGCTGTGGCCTGGCCAACTTCACTGTCAGCAATAGCATTTGCACCATCAACTACTGCATCAACTGCTGGCTTAGTATCAACACTAACACTTAGGTCAACATCAACGCCTGCTATTAGTGCAATCTCACCATCAACTCCAACAGCAACAACACCGTCATCCATTGTAGCACCGCCGCCAATTTCTGCACCTGCTTGTACACCAACACTCACACCAGCACCAACTTCGGCACCGTTGCCACTGCTATCATATGCACCAGTGCTTCCATCAACACCAACACTAGCACCTGCGGTAGCACCTGCATGTCCAGCAACTCCGTCTTTTCCAACCTGTGCATCAGCGCCAGCCTGGGCACCTGCTTCTGCATGAACACCACCTTCAGTTGTAACAGTAACGTCACCAATATCTTGGCTTACACTGCCGCCAGCTTCAGCACTTGCGCCTACTTCGGCACCAACTTCTGCGTATGCATTACCACCGTCAACACCTGCTTGTGCACCTGCTTCTGCATGTGCTTCTGCACTTGCTCCTGCTTCTACAGTGGTATCACCGTATGTTGCACTAGCACCAGCTTCTGCACCAACATGTGCTTCTGCACTGGCTGAGGCCGAGGTATCAGTTACTTGTGTACCTGCACTAGCACCGGCTTCTGCACCTGCATGCGCTTCTAGATCTACTCCTCCTACTGTGGTAGAAGTTTCGGCTGTGGTTGTAGCATTTACTTCTGCTTGTGGGTCATATGGACCCTTTGGGCCAGCTGTAAAATCATTGCTGACTCCTACATCTAATCCTTTGTCCTCGTCTTCTTGTTTCTTTTCTGTTTCGTTTGTCAATTGTGTCTCCCTTAAATATTTTCTAAGCGAACCATCAAACGTTCAGCTCGGTTAGTTACCTGTTTGTGCCAACGGGAATCACGACCTTCTACCGCTGCTCTTGCCCAATCGCCTTCTTCTAATGCAGCAGCAAAGTTCTTGAATTTGCTCAATCTAGTTCTTCCCATGTTGAACATCATATTAACCACGACTTGCTGCACTGTGTCTGGGAAGTCGTCAAAAGTCCCTTCTCCGTATAAAGCGTAACACTCACTGATAGCAGTGTCGAGGTCTTTTTCGAAGCATTCTTTGACTCTTTCTTCTGATACTGGCGTTCCAATATCGGATCCATGTTCTGGATCTGTTTCAAGGACGAGGTGTCCAACACCAAACGTGGCATATCCCAAGTGGTCGTTGTAAATCTCATATTTTACACCCTCGTCTATTTTTAATTGTTCGTAAACTTCTTCTCTGTTCATTTAATTATCCTATGTGTCAGTTCTCGGCCTTACTACTTGGCTGAGGTTAGTTTTACTTTCTACAGTCTCGCCATCGGCCAATGTAGTTCTATCGTCGTTGTTAACGAATGTAGTAAGCAGTCTATTAGCAGCCGCCCAACGATTTTTGTTATCATCTCCAATCTTAATCCATCTGTTTCCTGTTTTCTGAAACAATCTGTTAGGTGAAAAATCTGTTCTCAAAAAATAATCTCCATCACTAGTACCAACACTAGGAAAACTCTCTCCACTGCCGACTATGTTTAATCCGTTTGGTACACCCGCACCATCTGCACCAAAGTCAAACCCTACTGTGGGCTTGTCTGGGGTATCAGCGTCATAGTAAAGATGCGTTCTACCGTCTCTGTACTGAGGGTCATACTGTACATCTTTCTCAGCCTGTTCTAGTATCGCATCGTTAATATTTACATCATTTTTATATGTGCTTATCAGTGTGCGTAAATCTGCAGGCTCGCCGTTCTCACCAGTATTCTCACCAGTTCCCAGTATGTCTCTGTACTCTTGACTGTCTGTAATAGGACCAAGTTTAACCTTCCACAAGTGCGGCCACCAACCTGGATCAAAACCTTCGCTAGGACGTGAGCCTTCTTGTACCACATAAAATCTGTTAATTGCTTCGTCGCTACCTAACAGTAAGTCATCACGCAGGTGAGGTAATTCTAACACGTCACCAGGCATTAGTTTCCTACCTATTGCTTCCACCATGCTTTCAATGTGGAAGTTCATCATTACTTGGTCGTTGGCTAAAAATAATCCAAACTGAGTTAAATCGTAACTATCGTTGTCACCTAAATTATATTGTCCTCTAAGCTCATAAATATCGTCACTGTATTTTCGATCTCTGTTTTCCAAAAACAGTAAGTCTTGTATAAAAACTTCTCCAGCATCACTTGCACCAGATGGCGGACGAGTAGAATCATTTATTTCGTCAGTATCATGTACGCCTAAGTATTTGTGTACATGCACACCTGTTCCACCAGCATACAGGTGTTCGCCTACGATACGATCAATGTATCGCCAATCATTACGTTTTACAGGGTTCCAAAGACTTAAACGAGGCATGTAATCTCCATATAAACACTATTTATCTAATTATTTAAGTGCTTAATTATTATTTAAGTCTTACTAGTTAAATAATTAGATAAATAAGTAAAAGCACAAGTTTACTTAGGAATGAGAAATGGCTCAGTGGAATACTACAACCCAAAGTTTTAACAATAAAGACAGCGATATCCCTGGAAGACGTGATTTTACCTCGTATGTTCAAGCAGATCATTACGGTGAATTAGCACCCTGGCATCCAGAGTTTACCAGTAAAAACCGTTTAAAGACATCTAATTCAACAACAGTGTTCTGGAGCACATTTGATCGTTATCCAGACACAGACGTTTGGGCAACTGCTACTGTGGCCGGCGGCACAGCATATATTAACAACGATGCGGTAGATCCTACTACATTTGATCCAGATAACCCAGCAGGCAATGTGATCTTGGAAAAGAGCGTGGTGTTGCGTGTAGATACCGCTGGCGACAAAGTGGTACGTCAAACCAAGCGTATTATTCCATACTTCCCAGGCAAAGCTCAACAAGTCAGTATGGCTATGAATTTAAGCGGACACGTTGCAAATACCAGACAACGAGTTGGAATTTTTGATGAGAATAATGGCGCCTATTTTGAATGTGATGGTGGTGAGTATTTTTGTGTTATACGTAAAAACGGTGTTGAAACTGTGAGGGTGGCGCAGACAAACTGGAACGGTGATAGATTGAACGGTTCTGGTAAGACTGGTATTAATTTAAACCCCACTAAGCAACAACTGCTAGCAATAGAATATGAGTGGTATGGCGCAGGCGCTGTACAATTCGGTTTTGTGATTGATAATGAGCTGCAAACCATCCATACTGTATACAATGCAAACGTAGTTAATGGTACATGGAGTCAAACTCCTAACCTTCCTATTCGTTTGGAATTAGAAGCACTGGGAGGTTACGCAGGCGGAAATGCCTATCTATATCAGTCAAGTACGGCTGTTACCAGTGAAGGGTCGCGACAAGAAGGCGGTGTTCTTAACACTGCTATTACTGGTATTAACTTTGGCACTAATCCTCCAACTATTAATATGGCTTTGAACAACATGCCGTTGGCAAATACCTTTTATCCTATAGCGAGTATTAGGCTAAAATCTGATTCGAAGGCCTCGTATGTAAGTCCAGAGAGTTTTCAACTTTGGAATCATTCAAATGCTCATATGACATACGCAATAGTGAAAAATCCTACCACACTAACTGGTGCAACATTTGCAATCACAGACGATGATTGGGTGGGCGCAGAAATAGACCAAGCGGCCAATGCAGTGAACTTTACTGCTGATCAGATCATATTTTCAGGTCACATAACGACCAGCGAGAATACAATAGCAATCCCTAAAGACACTTTAGTACAGTTGGGACGTAAATTTACTAATCCAGGCGCACCAACTTTGCTGACTTGACTAGCGATGTAATTACTATTTGTGCTGCGTCTATGGGAGCCAATGTCTCATCATACGCATCAATTACCTGGACAGAACAGCCATAAATTTGTAAGTCATTGATTTTATTGAAGGAAACTATCCTTATAAATCAATGACTTACATTTTTTTTATTCCCCTTTAAAATCAATAACTTACAGCTTGACATGTTTGTGCTTTCTGCTATAATAACTGAGTACATTAAATAAAGAGAGCAGAAAATATGTTTACAGTTGAACAATCCGCACAAGTAAAGCAGGTATTTATTAAGCATTTTGGACGTTTTGTAACTGAGCAAGAACTAGTAAAAATTTACGCTGAGGATTACGCAGGGTTTTTAGCAGTAAAAGAGGAAGCTGAAATTGAAACGTATGCCGAGTATTTTGGAGATATTTTTGAGGATCCATTTGGCGAAGCTGCGTTTTTAGACACAGTGGAGTTTGCACTAGCATCATAAAATTTTAAGTCTTGACAATAGTGCATTTTTGTGCTATTGTATATTTGTAATAAATAATTCTGGAGAATAAAATGGCTAGATCAGCAAAGAAGAACTCAGTTAACCTAAGTGCAAGCGGCTTGGCTATTCCTGATTGGAAACTAGTTGATCCTGAAGCAAAACCTGTAACACATAAAGGCATGAAAAAAGATTACGATCGCTTTATAAAAGAAGCGTGTTCCTATATTCATACCGAAGTAGACAGCAAAAAAGTTACAGCAGAGTTTATCAAGTATTGTGCAAAAACGTTTGATAAGGCTGATGCTGAGTTATTGAAGCGTCTGGCAGATCATCGGTTTGTTGCTATAGGTAAGTTTACATATATGATGTCTCGTGGCAGTAAACTCAGCGCAGAACATCTTGATTCTATTAAAGAATATTATGATCGTTTTGTAGATATGGCAAAAGAGCTCGAACCAGCTAAAACAAAAACTGTAAAAGTTACAGGACCTGTCATTAGTATTCAGGATAGGATGCGTGAACAAGTGGCAGAACTTTTGGGTAACTGGGAAGGTTACTTGGATGATTGGCGAGCAGGTGAGTATGATATTAGCAAGTTCGATCCATACAAGGAAATGCAGTACAATCAACCAGAAATTAAACCAGCTCACGCTAAAATTATACAAGATGCATTTAAGTCAGGCCTAGAAGAAGCTAGAGAAGTATTTGCGTTTGAAGACGAAGATATCAAAGAAGCATATGTACACTTTACTGCTAGAAAAACTGAGCGTAAGAAGTTTTTAGACTTTTATGAAAAAATCCACACTGCAACAGAAACACTAATTAACGCAGGCAAGGCAACCCGTAAAACTCGTGTTAAGAAATCAGTTAGCAAGGACAAACTGATTTCTAAACTGAAGTTTAAGGAAAGTGAGTCTAGTATTGGTGTTGCTAGCATTAATCCAGTTAGCATACTTGATAGTTCGGAATTGTGGGTTTATAACACTAAAAATCGTAAACTGATACACTTTGTTGCAGATAAGTTACAAGGACCACTATCAGTTAAGGGTACTACTATTATTGGCTTTGATGTTATTAATAGCAAACAACGAACTGTACGGAAACCTGAGATACTTAAAGGATCAGGCAACTTAGCTAGAACAAAGTTTGAAAAACTGTACAAAGAGTTGACTACAACAGAAATTGCTGCTAATGGACGTATTAATGAGCACTGTGTCATTATTAAAGTGTTCTAATGAAATTAGTGTCTGTACATACCAGTGATGCTCAGCCTGATCAGATCCGCATACAGTGGAATATGGGAAATAGTTGTAACTATGCATGCGAGTACTGCCCACCAATACTGCATAACGGAAGTAGACAGTGGATAGATACTGACAAGTCCATTGAAGCAGTTAAAAAAATTTCAGCAGCATATGAAAAAACCAATCAAAATATACATTGGGATCTCATTGGTGGCGAAGTAACTGTAATGCCTGGGTTTAATCGTATACTAAAAACCATCTATGATTCTAACTCTACTTGCAGTGTTTTTACGAATGGCAGTAGAACAGTTGAGTGGTGGAAAAAAAATAAAAAATTTATCACAACATTAACTATAACGTTCCATCCACAAACAGCCACACAAGAGCATTTTATAAATGTATTAAACGAAGTTAAAGATTCCTGTAGTATTAGTGTACAATTAGCAGGCGCTAAGGGACATTTAGCAGACTTATTAAAATTTAGGCATAAACTGGTAACGGATGTAATACCCGAATCAACAGAAAATGTGCATATTAAACGATTGTACAATAAAAAGTTAGGTGGTTCGGGAAGCCAAGATAGTTTTTATGCCTATTCCGATCATGACGAAGAAATATTAAACATGAGCTTTGTAAAAGTTATACCCCAGCCTGACAATCAAGAACTAATTGTGCATACGGTCAAAGAGCGAATGACTGAGTTTACATACAGTAATCAACAAGTAGATCAAGTTAAAACAAAAGACATAAAACATTTAAAATTAAATAGTTTTAAAGGAATGTATTGCAAATTGGGTTCTACTATGTTAAGTATAGATTTTGCAGGGAATGTATGGGGAAGTTGGTGTGGAGCAAAGAAATTAGGTAACATCTCAGATGTCAACAATATTGCCTTTGGTATAAAACCACAAATATGTGATGTAAAATATTGTAACAACGAAAATGATCTTCTGATCACTAAATTTAGATAAATAGTGTTATGCCAACAAATATAGGATTTAACAACAGAGAAGCTCTTATTGACGAAATACGTTTGCGTTTAGCAGATGGTATTGTTGATGTTGAGCTAGATAGAGAACATTACGATATAGCAATTAATCGTAGTATAGGTAAGTATCGCCAACTTAGTTCAGGTAGCGTAGAAGAAAGTGTAATCTTTATTCAAACACAACCTAACGTCACAGAATACACTTTGCCTGACGAAGTAATGGAAGTTCGTAGATTATACCGCAGAGGTATTGGTACCAGTACAGGAACAGGCAGTAATTTTGATCCTTTTGACGCAGCATTTAACAATATGTATATGCTTAATGCAGGACAAATAGGCGGACTTGCTACTTTTGACTTCTTTAGTCAGTACAAGGAAACTGCTGGCCGTATTTTTGGTGCAGAGTATAATTTTTTATGGAATAGAAACTCTAAGCAACTTCAAATTTTACGCAATATAAGTGTAAATGAGGATGTTGCTGTAGGCGTATATAATTATATACCTGAGAGTGTATTACTTAAAGATGTATATGCGTCAGAATGGTTAGGGGACTACTGTCTTGCAGAAGCTAAATTTATACTAGGCGAAGCAAGGGCAAAATATCAAAGCGGCTTACCTGGTGCAGGCGGAGCAATTCAGTTAAATGGTGAGCAATTAAAACAAGAAGCTCAAGCAGAAGCTGAATCTCTTAAACAATCAATACACAACTTCGAAGAAGGTAATACTCCACTAGGGTTCATTATAGGATAACTCACATGATCATAGGCTTAGTAGGCTTTATTGGATCAGGCAAAGACACAGTAGCAGATTTATTTGTACAAGAAAACGGAATCAAAGACAGTTTTGCTGCTCCGCTTAAAGATTTACTGAGCGCAGTTTTTGGTTGGAATAGAGAGTTAATAGAAGGCAATTCCGTTGAAAGCAGAGACTTCCGAAACACAACTGATATATTTTGGAGTACTAAACTTGGCATTCCTAATTTTACACCTAGACTAGCAATGCAACTTGTTGGAACTGACACTATGCGTGAGCATTTCCATAAAGAGATCTGGATTAACAGCTTAGAATATCGTATGAGAAGTAATCAATCTCAGAACAAAACAATTGTTATTAGTGATGCACGATTTAAAAACGAGCTAGAACTAATCAGGAACATGAACGGACATATAGTCTGGGTTCAACGGGGGGAATTACCAGAGTGGTATAATATTGCAAATACTGCTAATGCTGGAAATATTGTTAGCCAGCGTATAATGAACACCACTTATAAAGATGTACATAAAAGCGAATGGGACTGGGTAGGATATGACTCAGATTTTATTATAAGCAACAATGGTTCGTTGGCAGATTTACAACTTGCAGTAAAGGACATTGCTAACAAAATTACTTCATAATCTGAAGATACTATTTATCTTTTTAGTGTTATATTAAGATGCCTAAATTCAAATAATACGGTTTTTCTCCCGATACAGATAAATATCAGTAACCATAAAAATAGAATGGGAGATTAAAATGGCAGAACTAGTATCACCTGGTGTCAGTGTTAGTGTTACAGACGAGAGCTTTTATGCTGCGGCTGGAACAGGCACTGTACCTTTCATACTTATTGCTACTGCTCAGGACAAAACTGCTCCTGACGGCAGCGGCACAGCAGCATTTACAACTAAAGCGCAAGCTGGCGAAGTAAAGCTAATAACTAGCCAACGAGAATTATTAACTAACTTTGGAAACCCTAGTTTCCAATCTGTTGGTTCTAATCCATCTCATGGCGATGAATTAAACGAATACGGATTATTTGCAGCATATAGCTTTTTAGGAATTGCAAATAGAGCATATGTTGTACGTGCAGATATTGATTTAGCTGCACTTTATCCACAAGGAGTTGAACCTGCTGGTAATGCTACTGCTGGTTCACACTGGTTAGACACCTCTGACACAGTTTGGGGATTAAAAAGATACAACGGTACAAAGTTTGAGCGCCAAAGCGTTCTTGTTCCAGGCGCAACTGATGTAGACGGCGCAGGTGTACCTTTATCATCATATGGATCTACAGGACAGTATGCAGTTGTGTATTTTACTGATGCTGGCGCTACACAAAGTGAAGTTAGATTCTACGAAAAGTTTAATGCTGCAAACTGGGAAGTTATTGGTAGCACATCTTGGGCTACTGCTAAAACAGCAGAAGAAAGTGTTGACCAAGATTTTCAAATCTTGAACTCTACTCAAATGCCACCTGCTACACAAGGCGATGGTGGTGCATTACAACCAGGCGATATAGTTCTTCAGATGAATACTGCTAATAACGGTACATCTTTAGATTTGAGCGTTTATAGTAATGGGCAGTGGGTTGCAGTAGACGACTATCACGCAGAGCATTCATATCAAGCACATGCTTGGTTTACTTCGCAAGGCGGTTTAGCTGCTGGCGACACTTGGGTAGATTACAACAACGACACAGTAACATATGCTGGTGTTAACTTTAAGCGTCATAATGGTGGATCAACTGTCACCGCTACAGGCAGTAACTTAGTTAATACAGATATTGCTGATACGGATGCAGATTACGGTAATGCATCAGTTAATTATACTTTTGGTGTTGTTGTAAATGACAACGATGTACAGAATGGCGCAGATGGTATTATTAAAGTTGACTTATCACGTGATGATCCTGCAGGCGACCCATACTGGTCAGTACAAACTACTGATGTAGGGGACGCAGTT